TGAGTTGCAGTTGCATAGTAAGAACCATGTTGTCCATCTAATAGGTCAGCATTCATTCCTGATGTAGGACCTTGATTGCCTGAAGTCCATACTGTATTGCCACCAAGTGTAGCACCTGTAGAAGAAATAATCATTTCTCCAGTTGTTGATGAATCACTAACAGGGCGAATACTTACTGTTCCTCCGTTTGCTGCAATCATTAAGGAGTTATTATTTGTTCCAAAACCTTTTATTCGGTTTGAGAAAATATTTAAAATATTTGTTAAATTAATAGGAGTACCGACAGGAACGGCACCATTAACAAATTGTACTAAATCTGTAGCATGCTTACCATCTACAGTGTCAGCATCTTTACCAGTCAATGTTGCAGGTATCTGACTTAAAGGAATTAAAGCGTTCACATCAAGTGTAGGAATACCGCTTGCAACACCTTTTTCTGCTTTACCGACTGCATTTGTATCAATAGCATCAATCAAAGCATCATAATTCGACAGGTTAAAGTAATCTGCGGACTCTGCTCTAGGCAAAGACAATTTAGGCGTAGTGGTTGACATTATCCTAACCCTCCATTATCTACTTCACTCCATAACAATGATTTAGAGTCAATAGTTACCCATTGTTCTTTCTCACCATCAATATCAGAGAATGTCATATATCTATACTGATATTTAAAGTCAAGATGAGAAGGTATAATGTTTCTTAACGAAATTGTTAAGTCTCTAACCTTTAAAGGCATACCATAAATACTCATAAATTTAATTGTTATTATGTGATTTGGATTATCTTCTAAAATATCTACTTCTCCTCCACCATAGATAGAACACATATCTGAAAGCAGAGTTTTTGTTACTGTTCCTAATGATCTAAGTTGAAGCATTAGTAGAGCACGTTTTTCATCATATGACCTTGCATATGTTATATAAGTATGCCATTCATATTCAACATCTAACTTCACATAGTCAATATTAACTACGGATGGGATAGTTGAAGATGCGGGATATGTTGCGTGAACAAGCACATATACTTTTTGATTGTTTGTTAATCTGTCACCTAATATGCTTGAATCATTTGAATATGTTGTTATTGTCCCACCTGTAATAACACTACCTAAGTCATCCCATGCTCCTGTTGTTGGATTCCACCATTTAACTGTTAATCCATTTGCAGAAACACCTCCGTTATTACCTGACCCATAACCAGATATAGAAAACGTTAATGCTCTTAATTGGTTTTTCATTTGTGATAATGTTAAGCCCAGATATGAAAAATCAAATTCAAATAATCTTTGTGCATATTGACCAGAAGTAGTCATTGTGCTAGAAAGTAAACTACCATCTTGTTTTGACCCACTATCATAGTTACCTTGTGTAACTTCTGATGTATTAGTGCTTGGAGATTCAAATAAGTTTGCATTCGCTGTTCTATACAACATCCTATTCGGATTCTCAAGAGTACTTCCTGATATTTTACCAGCAAAATCATAAGTCCTTTGTTCTATTGATAATTGGTCTTCAATATACGGACTAAGATCGATATTCATTTCTGCTCCCCATCTATCTAACGATGTATCAGCAGTTTTAATAAATCTTTGGTTTAATACATTTTGTACTTCTGTATATATATCCTCTAACTCGTCGGCATCAATACCAACAAGATTCGTTACAACCTTAGAGTTTTGATAAAAGTATGGCATGTATTTAAGCAGTGAATCATGTACAGAACGGTCATAATCATCACCAACAAACCTCATAATAGATTCACCGCCACAAGAACAGGAACTTGATTGTCTCCTATAGGAACATTCGCGGTTCCATCATTAACAGTTAAAGTACCATAATCTATAACTCCATCTACACTTAATATGGAAGTTACTATTTTTGAAAATTTTACTTCAGTATCAATAAAGGCCATAGATTTAAAATAATCCTTTATTGCTTGTGATACTAGTGGTTGTATTTGTTGAGGTGTATAGTTAGTATTTAAAGTTAATTGTACATCTACTGTTATATTAACTGGCTGTGCAGACTCAACTGTTACATCAACGCCAACAGGTCTAACATCTTCAATGTGAGAAGCAACCTCAGAAACTTTTGTATCAGAAACAGGAAGTTTATCTAAATCAACAACTGTTACTTTAACAGTTCCTGGTCCACTAAATATAGGGAATACCTTTGCGTCTCCTATTCCATCAACTTCTAAACACCATTGTTTATAATGATAAACGTTACCACTTGTAGCAGGTTCTCTAACTTTTTCATAATACCTTGTAAGTAATGCAGCATCAGATTCTGTATCTGTACCCCCTGCTGTAGACTGGTCATTTGTACAAGCTACACCATTAACTCCGTTATTAATTATTGAGTTAGCAGCAACATTTCCATTATTACCGCCAACCATTGCAGTAATTGTTACAGTTGCCGTCCCACTATTTAAAGTAACATCATAGTCAGTGTTAAACTGAATACCGTCATCAGTTGAAACGATTGTTCCTTCTGGAATTACAAGACCATCTGGTGTTCCTGTAAATGTTACGCTTCCCTTAGCTTGAATAGCAGTTAATCGTGAAATACCCACTTCAGCAACTTTTAAATCTATCCAGTTTCCATAAGTAGTATCTGCAAACCCGAAGTTCAATATATTATCTAACTCAATATATATTTGTGCTAATTCAATTGCTTTAGGTGCTAACATATCCCATGCTACAGAACCTTCGCGCTTGTCAATATCATCAGGTATATTATTAAGCATCCTATTAAAAATTACTTCAAATGTTTGACTCTCATACATTAAATTGTCACCTCCACTTTAATATCGTTACCAGCAGAACTATCAACTTCAAATGTTATATAAAGTGTTCCACCATCAACACTAATATCGTAGTTCTTAGTTCCATATACTCTATCGTCAACAGATAAAGCATCATTTATTAACCTTGGCACTTCCATTTGTAAATATTCTAAAGAATATGTTCTTGGTCCACCAATAAGTTCTTTTATTTCACAGCCATAGTCAGTTGTGTAAATCATGTATCTCTGTCGAGTTGTCATTATTGCTTTCATTACAGCTTGTAGTATGGCATCTTGACCATCAATGAATTGAGAAATTATATCTCCCGTTTCAAAATCCATTAAATATGTTTTACTTGGTTTAGGTTCATCAGACTGAATCTGTATAATATTGTCAAGTTGATCGTTTGTTATTAAAATTGGAGTTAACATTATGCGACCACCTTATCTAGTACAAATATTTCATTTCCATCAATAATAACAATTACTTTATCATTCGTTTTATATCCTGAATTATTAAACGCACTAGCTTTAATTATATCAGAACTAACTACAGAAAAATCTCCTAAGTTTATTTTAAGTGGGGAGACATTTGTTATTATACCTAATTTTACAACTATGTCTTTATTGTATCCTTGTTCTTTCATTAGTTTTAAAATGTTTGTGAAGGCTCCACCTTCTCTACTTAACATAATATCTCACCCCTTAATTATTACTTATAACATTAATATCTGATGATAATTGTAAAGTCATTTTATGAAGACCTTGAGAAATACTGTGAGAGTCATTCGTTATATAATATAAACCACTTGTCATGGTATGAGGTTCGTATACATGAAGTTGATTACCAGTTATACATGAAAAGTCTCCCAAAAAATCAATAGAAGTAACATCATCTTTCCTATTAAGTTCAGAAAGTTTTGAATTTGCCAAACTTTGCATTTGAGCAGTTGTTGAACTACTATCAATACTTTCAATATGTTGCATTAACCCATATTTATTAACTGATGTTTGGTCTTTAGATGTATATGTTGAATACTTATCATCCGTGCTGTCTATTGAACCTTTTTCAACCATTACTTGTGTTCTCATATTTTCTATTGAAATATCTCTATTAGCAGTAAAAACATTATCCGTTGTTATTGTTTGTTTAGCAGAGTTTTGACGAGAGTACATATATGCTTTACCTTGCTTTGAAAATAATATATAACCTTTTCCCGTTATCGCCGTAGTAGTTGTTAAACAATCATTTATTATCTGACCTAAATCAGAATTTGTAAATACTTGTTTATCAATTTTATACGTTGTTGGTTCAATATATCCTATAGGAATATTAAATTTTGTAAATAAACTATTAACAACATTAGAAGCGGTCATATCTTTAACTAACATAGTATAGCTATTTTTAGATAAGTATACCAATTGGTCATAAGCAGTAAATGAATCACTACCTTCATTATCTAAACTTCTTTTAAAAATATACCCTCTAAATAACTCGTTGCCCTTAATATCATACATTAAAGCAATATTTCCTAAATCATAATTAAAAATATTTGATGCTTTAATATTTCTCGCATTAGCCATTTTAACTTCTAATGTACGTGAAAAAGTATTTATATCACCGCTCCAAGTTATTTCTTCAACAAAACTACTTATATCAATTGTATTTTTCGAACTATCAATGATAATTACCTTAGCTATCATGGAATCACCAATCTTTGTCCAGGTTGGATAATGTTTGGATTAGGACCTATAACTGATTTATTTGCATTATAAATCGTCATATATTTACTTCCTGTACCATATACTTTTTTAGATATATTCCATAAGGAATCACCTTTTACTACAGTATATGTTTGTTGTTGAGGAGTTGTAACAGCCCTTGTAGTAGTTGTAGGAATTATTTGAGAAACACCCGAACTTGCCTCAACTATATCTTGTTCTAAAACCCATGAATTAATAGGTTCTAATAAATATGCACGAGCTGAAGTACCTTTAGACCATGCTTTTTCCTGCTTGATAGTATATTTACTTCCCAATACAAATGAAGCTATATGTTCTCCAGTTGCATAGTTTGTAGCAGTTGTTTTAACTGTAACTGTTGAACCTACACTTAATAATTTGTAACCACTAGTTCCACTACCTGATTGAGTACCACCTGATGAAGTTGGTGGGGGAGGTGGTGGAGGCGGTGGTGGGGGAGCAATAATATTAACAGTGATTGGTTGATATTCTTTTAACTCTAAAGTAAAATCATAATCACCAACTATGCCACCACTTTCGCTCCATTGGAATGAGCGGATAGTTACAGGTTCGTTTATAATTGTAGTTGTAACTTGTAGCTGCAGTACAACTTGATTGTCCATCCATGTTTTAATTTTACTTATATATTCTAATGGAGTCATCATATTAGAACTTGATAAATAAAATGGTTTTTGAACAGGGAAAAAAGAGGATATTGAGTATGTTCGTTGACTTCTACCACTTAATACTGTTTTCTCATCACCGTTCGCAGTAACAATATCTTGGTGGTTTCTTGCATCTGTATATCCAATTGTCTCAGGATTAATTGGCAATTGTATTTTATCAGATACACCATTACTTAACCAAATTTCCACAAACTATAACCTCCTTACTTATTATTCTTTTGTTGTTCTTCGATATAAACAAGAGTAGAGGCATAGATGAAATTTTTGACTCCGCGTGGTTTTTTATAGACTTCATCAGGCATTATATTTCGTTCCTGCAAAAGAATATGCAGCATACTCGCCTCAAAATCCTCTTTAATTAGTTTTTTATTTCTTCGATTTGTTCATCGTCTGATTGGTCAAAACCATTTAGTTCATTGATTTCTTTGAGTAGAGTAGCAACTTCACCGAACAGTAAACGCTTTTTAACTGCGTCAACAGCATCAAAAACTTCCAATGCTTCTAACAATTTTTCATCTTCCCAGTTAGGAATGATACAAGACTTAACAATCATTAAGTTATTGAATAGTTCTTCGTCAAATTTCTTTTGATTTTTTCCTACAAGACGTGTTGCCCGTTCAGTAATTTTATTAACTTCATCAGTTTCTAGCGCTTTGATTTCGAAGTCAATACCAAATCTTTTCATAAAAACTGTTTTTCTAACATCATTACTTGCACCAAGCAAGGCTTCAAGAATATCTTTAGTATTTTTAGTTTCAGCCATAATTATTTCCTCCATTTTAGTATTTACATTATATATGTCTTAGAAACGTTGATTTGTCAACCATTATTTAAGCATTTTTTTGCAATAAAATATACATTTTATTATTTAATTAAATCAATAAAAAAAATAGGAAGGTCATAAGACCCTCCTAATTAAGAAACCTTGTCAAGGAATTCATATCCAGCGAAAGTGAATGAAAAGTCCTGTTGGGCAATATCCCCAGCTGTGAAACTTCCTAAAGGAATGCTAGTAAATACAACATTTTTTAGTCGTACACGATATGTCTTGCCAGTGTCAGGATTTTCGTTCTTAACAACAATCTCAGTTCTGAATTCTTTACCACTTGTAATTGAACCGATTTTTTCCATCAATTGAGTGTTAATGAAAACTCCTTTGATTGTTCCTGTACCTTTAAGACCAACGTTACGGTGAACTGTCCACCAGTTGCCTAAAAGTTTAAGATCTGTCTGGTCGATTTCAACTGTTGCTTCAACAGAACTTACATTAGACATCCAAGCGCCTTCCATATAAATTTCAGCGTCAGTACCACGGAATACAGATTGTGGTGAAAGTGGGACATATGATGGAGTAGCATTTGTAGTAGCCATATTCTATTACCTCCTATTTTAATTAAACAGAAATTGTTAAGTAAACAAATTCAATAGAGTCAAGATATCTAACAGCGATATTAACATACATTTCTGCACCAACAGAAGCGATTGTTTTATCAATTGCAACATTATATGTTTGGTCAATAACATTTGCATTAGCCAATGTTTCAAGATATACTTTGATTGCATTGATAACTGCAAGTTGTCCGTCGTAGTTGTTCGTAATACGACCGATGTAGTTATCTCTTACAGCAGAGTCAATATCGTCAATCATAGCTTGTTTAGCACGTACTGTACGAATTTTGAAGAATGGAGTTCCTTGGTCGCCAAGAGTTAAACCTTGTTCGATTCTTGGAGTATCACCATCTGTAACAGTTACGAGAACACCAGCTGCTAACAATGTTTTAATATCCGAAGGAAGAAAACGGTAAATAGTTTCGGCATAAGGAACATCAACATAAGTTAGAGATCCATCAAGTGGAGTACCAGCAATTAATCCAGCAATATATTGAGCATATTGTGGAGCAGGTTTTTGAGTTCCGTCTGCATTTTTAACACCGTTACCAACAAAAACAACAGTTTCATCTTTGAGAGTATTTGCTTTTGCAACGATATCTGTAACCTTTCCTTCTTTGTCTGATCCAGCGAAAAATACTGTAACGAAGTTTTTACCGTCATTACGAGCACTCTGTAGCCAAGAATAAACAATAGTTTCAAGGTTTGAATCAGCAGTTGAAGGCAATGAAAATACATGGAATTCATAAGTCTGAATCAAATTAAGTGCTGCTGTATATGCAGTAGTATCAGCAAGTTGGTCAACTGTTGCAACTACTACTTCAGAAGCACCACCAGTAAAGTAATCTACAATATCGTCTACATTACTAGCACCAAATAAAGTAGTTGCTTGATCTAAGTTTGTAACACGATAAACATTTTTGCTAACTGCTGTTCCAGTGAAAACAGATTTAATAGTAGCAACTTTTGAACGTGAACCTACGCCAATAGTAGTAAGAGCCTTTTGAACGAAACGAACATATAGTCCTGGTTGTTGGCCGTTTTGTGAAGTTGGGAAAGTGCCACCAGAAGTAACTGTGACTGCCATCTATTTTTCCTCCTATTTTTAAATTAAGTTGAATTATATAATCCCGAAAGATTCTAATAATTCAAACTCATCTAGACTTACATTATGAGTTGTATCGAAACCAAAGTTGATTTCAACACAGTAAAGGTCATTTTGGTCCACAGGTATTTCAATAGATTCTATATCTTCGATTCTAATATATCTACCTGTTTCTGAACCGTCTTCATTTAATATAGGTAATTTCCTATAGTTAGCGAAAACTTGTTGAACTACATTATTTATTCTATTTTTTAAATCGACTTCGTCATTACTAAAGCATCTTACATATAAATGAACATTATTCATAAAATAATAAGAATTAATCGGCTTTGTAGTAATATCACATTTATTTAACAGGTAGCAAGGATACTTAACGGTGTTAGGCATTTTTTGAACATAAACATTCATTGGCTCTATAGATACAAAATATGAGAGTACAGATTTTACAAATTGTTCTAACATTACTGTACCTCCGTCCTTGTAACATAAACTTGAATCATATCATTTTCATCCTTAACAACCATATCAACTTTAAATTTACCATGTATAGGAGAAATAATAAAATCTTCATCTTTAATATCAGCGTTTTTATTAAATCGCACAATTAAAGAATCATGCTCAACTTCTAGTTTACTATCATCTAAATACCTATTTCTATTTGTATCGAACCTACATTTAATACCTGTATATAATGGATTATCGAAGTCATATTGGTAGCTGTAAGATGTTATACCAAAACTTGATTGTTCTATCTTCTCCATACGGTAAACAGATACAATATCTGGGAATAGCTCACCATCAAATACATTGTCGGAATCGGCAATTTGTTTTACGATTATCTCTACCCAGTTTCTTTTATCATAAGCAAGTTTTTCCCATGAGAATATAGAAAACATTCTTTCATTCCATCTCATTCTATTACCTACTTGAAGTAAATCGTAGAGGGACTTGTGGTCCCTCACAATTATTCTGAACCAATCGTCAGTTTCACTTCGTGTGAATCCATCTTTTTCGACATAAGCCCAAAGTTTTGTATTGTCAGTATAAGAGCCATCAGATTCTAATTGAACAAATGTAACTCTTTCCCTCATTGAAGAATAGAAAATAGAGATGTTAAATGCTGTCCTACGTCTTACCATTTAATCACCCCATGATATGTTTTGCTTCATATAATTTTTTAAACAGAGCATCAGCAATAGAATCTATATCTGATTCTTTACGTACTATGAACGTATTTCCTGTAACTGTTACGCCCTTATTCCCGTTATCATAGTCATCAGCAGCCTGAGCCGTTAAAACACGCTCGTCTTTATGCAATTGAGCAACATAACCATCGTAAGGAACACGACCTAAACCAGTTCTGTGACTATGTGTAGCCATATAAGCACCATTAACAGTACCTGCTCCA